ATGGTGACGTGTTATGAAGAAGGACTGGTGCCGATGCTGACAGTTCACGACGAATTGTGTTTTAGCGTGAACTCTCGTGAACAATCTGACAAGATTGTAGATATCATGAAGAATTGTGTACCAAACTTGAAGGTGCCGTTCGACGTGGACGCCGAGCTTGGTGACAACTGGGGAGAGGTTGGATGAGCCTAGTATGTTTTAATTGCGGCGGCGACGTGATCTGGGGTGGCGACCATGACCTCGAAGGTTACGAGGAGTATTTCATCGTCTCGAATCTACACTGCAAGGACTGCGATGTGTTCTACCTTATGTATCATCCAACGCCTGAATCCGATGAGCCAGACGCATCGCCCGATTCGGAGTCTGTTTAGCCCACCTGGAGTCCAACATCTGGCGGCTGGCCTCGGGCCAGTCCCGACTATCGACCGCTGCTTTCATTTTTCGGAACTTCGAAAGCCGTGGACGACCAAGTTGGAAGCACATGTTCGCAATGCACAATTGCGCCTCTTCAGGCAAGTCATTGAAATCACTGTACAATAATTCGCAATCTCGTACAGTTCGTTGGATGTCCTCGTGGAATAGTTCATCGACGTGCTCCTGAGAGACCGTAGTGCCCACTTCGAACCCGTAAAGTTCGTCATCTTCAGTAATAAGGTGCCCGATGCCCACGGTTTTGTAGCCGAGATGGTCGAGATAGATCTCGAGCTTGCATCCTTCGTCAATGGCAAGCTCGTGTTGTAGTTGTTCTAGGTTCATGGTTACCCCCTACATACAGAGATCTTCATACCGGGTGGTATGAAGACGGTGCTGACTCATGTCGCCCGTGTGTCGTGCACGTAGTAAGTGTAGCAGCCAACGAAACATTATCCAGCACCTCGTAATCTTTCAAACAACTCCCTGGTCCGTGGATCCTGGATCGTGGACTGGGATGTTTCTATCGGTGTAGCGGGTTGAACGGGAGCCGTCGAGGGGAGATTACTGACGGCTCCCGTTTCCACTGCTGCCGTTGGAGGAGTCGGCGCAGCGGGTTGAACCTGCTCTTGTGGTGCATCGTCCACGGGCGGCTCGATGCGGAAACTCATCTTACGTTGCCTTTGGAAAAACTCGGGCGCGCCTTCGGCAGTCAGCGATTTGTTTTTATACTCGGACTCAATCCGTTGTAACTCCAGAAGAACATCTCGACGATTAAAATCAGACGACCGACCAATGGTCCTGTAGAAGTTTTCTATGTCGTCCATTTTGTTTGGGTCAATATTCACTGGATCGAAGGCGCCACGCATGACTTCCTTGTACCCAGCAAACTTTTCTTTCTCCGCAACTTTTTTAATCTCGTCGTCGGACATGCCGAGCTTACGCATGTTCTGAACCAACCTGAACGCGCGATTGTATATTTTCATCTTGCGTTCATTCTCTCGGCGATACACATCGAACAAGACGCTGGGATCCTCGATGGTCTTGGCAAAATTACTCAACGTCGAGTTGAAGTTCTGCTGCGGCTCCCGTGCATCCTTGTTGTGCTCTCGTACGCGGTACGACATGGCAATTTCTGGAGTGACCTTGGCCTCTCCAATACCAGAGAACTGACGCACAAGTTCCTCGGCAAGCTGCCGGACGTTACCACGCCGGTCTATCCCATCTTCGGAGAACAGGGCGGCACCCAACCGACCGGGCACGATCAGTTCTATCTCCTGTGTGACGGGATCCACACCAGCGATTTGAGCAAAATCTCTCGTGATCGTGGGCTGGAACGCATCGAAGACATGCGCCGCTGATTTTAATCCTACTTCACCGGGAGTGTCTTGCGACTTGTAAACCTTACTACCGGTTCTCGTCACACCGCCACGTACAGTCACATCAGCGAGACGCTCGACGATGATTGACTCTTCAGCGAATGGCGACAACATTTCGGTAAGAACTCCCGACAGGGCATCGTAGACAATCGAAGATCTGTCGAGGTTAAGTTCTTCACCTCGTTCTACCGCATTCATGACAGCAGCAACCGGACGCCGCAGATAGTCGTAAGGATTGATGTAGCTGAAGTCCACGTATCCTGTGATCTTATTCTTGCCATCTTTTCCTTTAACCACGGTCGTGGGAACAAGAGTGCTGTTCTTACTCCACGGCGGAGCGATCTCGCGCAGTGCATCTATGCTGTCTTGAGACAGATCGTATGCAAGTATCGCTGCTTGCTGCGCGGCGGGACCGGCAACCATTGTCGTGGCAGCAAAACCTGTCAGCCGCCGCTTGCCAATGTCGCGTATCTTTTGCCCCGCCTCTCGCTGCGCGATAGCTTGTGCCATTCCTTGCTGCACCTCGTCAGAGGCAGCATCCAGTTGTTGAAGTCGGCGTAGTTCGGTGCCCGCTTCGTTCATCATCTGCTTGCCCCGCTGCACCTCGTCGATGGAGCGGTTCAGGGTGTTGAAGGATGTGCGAATAATTTCCGCAGGAAATGCTATAAAGTTACCGATAGGCAGACGGCGTAGTCCTTCGACCAAGGCGGGGACACGCTCATAGTTTGGAACAGTGTTTTTCACGATGTCCGCAGCATATTGGTTCAGAGCGTTATCACCTCTAAAACCTTGCGACCGTGCGAACTCTTCGGCCCTGTTTATGTCGCCGCCGAACGCATTTATAATTTTGCTGCGTTCAAAGTCAAAGTTGTAGATCTTCCAGATGTCGTCGCCACCTTGATAAAAATCACGAAGGCGTTTATCGGCTTTGCCCACAGTAGAGGACAGGAACTGCAAGCCCTTGCTCCGCGCCTTGGACTGCCCCAAGAACACCCCGAACTCATCTATCTCCTGCTTGCCACCAAAAAACTGATTCAGTCCGTCGTCGATAGATCGTTCCAATTCTCGAAGCTGGGCTTGTGTACCTACGACACCTAGTTCCTGTAGCTCTTGGAAAAATGCCGCTCGATCCTCCGGAGAACTTTTCTTGATATTCTCCATGACGAGGCTGACGGACTCCCACACGTTTGCTCCACGCCCAATGTTGCCTTGCGCCGCAGCAAACAGAGCCGCAGATGTGACATTACGAATCTGCGTGGTCAAGCTGTAAACAGTTTTTACTTTTTGCGTGAAGCCCTTGCCAAGTAGCATGGCGTTGACCGGTATATTCAATGCTTCGAACTGTCGGGTGCTGCGGGTCAGGTCTCGAAACACAGGCTTCCGGGCGTAGATGCGAAGCTCCGGGGCTGTTCTTACAGTGGTCCCGTCGGCCTGCGCCACGGTCGGAGGTTCAGAGCGAAGCGAACCAAACCCGGTCCCTGCTTCGGCCTCTGACAATATTTGGTAGTTGTTTTTCTCAGTGATAGATAGTCTGTCGTACACCGTGCCATCGACAATGTCGTCACCGCCTACTCGCGCTCCGTTCTCTATGCGGCCTCGATTCTGACGCATGAAGCCATAGAAGTTATCAACGGCAATAGTCTCGGCAAGCTCCCCTACAGTTTTAACGTACGCTTCCGCCGGACTGTCGGTAATTTCCCCGAGCAGTTTTCGTAGCTGTTCTTCTTCCAGCTTGCGAGGTGCGAACATTGTGGTGTTCATACGTTGTTGCACCACACGACTAAGATTCTTGCCGCCACGCAAAAAGCCTTCGCGGTTGCGGTACTTGGAAACGAAGGTCTCGATCATCTCGTTGATGGCACGAGGAGTGACCTGCGCTCCCGCTGCAATCTCCTCTCCAAGTTCTCCGTTCCGAGAAATGATTTTGTTGTATACATCTCGTGCGGCATCCTGGTTCTGCTGAAAGTACCGGAAGACCTCTTGACGGTTTTTCTTGTACTGCGCGGACTTAAAGTACGCCTCGGGATCGTCGAACACGCGATACTTACGACGCATATACTTACCGAGGTTGCCCAAGATCTGCTCTCGAATCTGATCAGAAATGTTCTGTGTGCCGTAGTCACTGTTCAAAACTCGGGCAGACAGGTTGTCGATCTGCTTCCGCATCTGCATGGCAGGCGCTCGGGCAAACTCGGGCAGTGCTTCCAACAGATGTTCTACGTTGTTCGGATCAAAAGCCTCTTCGCCTTGAAGTGCTCGACGCAGCGCCACGCGGCGCACTAGCTGTCCCTTGAGGAACGACTCGTCCTTCGTCAAAAACCCGTAGATCGCGTTCATCGCTTCGACACGGGTCAGTGGCCCGTAGCCGTCTAGCTCTACCGACTTGGCGCCCTTGAAGACTTTCTTTATACCATCCTCAAGTTCCTTGACGGTGTAAGCCGCAGCGTTGGCCTGCGAGTCAATGAAACCCTGGATCGCGGACCGCACTTCGGCGTTCTCTTGTGAAAGATTCCCACGAAAACGAAGAGATGCCTTGACGCCTTCGAACGCATCGCCAATCGTGCTGTCGGCATCGGCCCGAGCCAGCGCGGTCAGCGGACGAGGGATGGTTATCTCCGACAGGCTCTTCACTGTTTCGCTGTCGCCAACTGTTTGGGAAATTTTTTGGAGCGCGGCCCGAGTGGTGCCAGCTACTGGAGCCAATGCCTCGCCTGTTACATACACAAATGGCTTGGATGCTAGTGCAGTTGTGCTGAGTAGATACGGAAACGCAAAAGCCAGCGCACCTGCTTCAACGCCCAACCGTGCCTTGTTACGAGCACGACGGTACACTTCTTCTCTACCGCTAAGACCGATGTCCGCCTCGGTCATCGTAGGGCCACCCTCGACAAAGTCACCGATGGTGGTTGTGCCATCGTGAGCGACCATAGCATCGGCGACCATAGCGGCGCCTGCCTGCTGGAGGTGAAGCCCTGTCTTCTGTGCTCTCGTCAGGTTAGCAGGCATCGGCCCTGCCGCTGCCAATCGGCCACGACCTTGTTCGTTGATGGCCTTGTTCAACTTGCCCAGTTTTGAGAACTTGGATACGGCGCCTACTGCGAGACCACCGGGCAGAAGAAACTGTCCTGTAACATCACCGAGTGTGCCAGCAATTCCTACCGGGTCTAGCCCCGCAGCTTCACGAAACGCATCGCCTGCTTCGCTGACTGACCGCACGTAGTTTGTATCGAATGCAAAGTCGATGATGCCTGCACCAACTTCAGCTACACCTTGCACAGCCTTGGAGACACCGGAGCCAAGGCCTTCTGAAAATTCTTGCAAGGTTCCTTCGGACTCGGTTGTCGTGTCCACGACCGTGTCCTTGGCAATATACTTCTGCTCCTCGGGCACTTCAGGAAATTGTTGGTCGTAGAGCCGCTTTGCTTCTTCTTCGGTAAGTAGCGTGTCATCGTACTCAATGAACCTACCTCGGTGCAGAACTTGCTGATCAGCCATGTCCTACTCCTAGTTTGGATTTACTCGCACAGTGGCGCCGAAGTTAGGATCTAGTCCCAACAATTCTTTATCAGTTTTAGTTAAAGCGTCCGCTCCTTTTTCGGCAATGATGCCGTTTGCAATCCGTTCGGCCAACGCTGGTGAATTCCGCAAAGTATCCAAAATGCCTTGCGTAGACGACGCCAAGAACGTAGCAAACGCATCACCGACCCCCATATTCTTGTAATTCTGGAACTTTTCCATGAAGACAGACGGATCTTCGCCCTTGAAAACATAGCCTATGGCGTCGTCTTGTGAGACCCCCAAGTTCATCAGACCTTTGACCTGATTCATCTTGGTGTCCTTGTTCAATTCTTTCAGAACTTCTGCGCTGATGTCGTACTTCTTCAACATTACTGCCTGCGCTGCTGCTTCGTCACGCTGCTGCTGCGCCAGACCCATCTGAACACCAGCAAGCTGGAAGTCCCGCGTAGCTTTCTCAACGTCACGTCTGTCTTCTGCGAAGCCCATGCCGGCAGACTTGGCAGCTTGAGTTACGTTGGTCAGGGCATCGGGACTTTGTCCTGCCGCCATCTCCAGGAAGAACTGAAGGATGCGATCCTTGCGACGAGCATCTAGATCTGGTGCCTTGATGTCGTATTTTTTCAACAGATCCATCGATTTTTGAATGTATTGTTCGGCGCTCTGCTCTTCCTTCTCGCCAAGTTTGGTTAGCTCATCCAACAGAGTCTGAAGCGTAAACCCTTTTTCTTCGTCTTTCCCTGCCGAGCGGGTTGTCGAATCGCTCGACGGCGGCAACGCACCACCCAAGGCGTCGTCAAACTGTTCAGTAACGTCAGTCGCAAGAGCATCACCGCCCCCCGGCACAGTTACCGTTCGGCGAGGATTCGGTACTGGCAAGACTGTGGGCAGGTTTGGACTGGCTCCTGATCCACGATCTATAATAACTTCAGAGTCAGGATCCGCTGGGCCTAGTGGACCAACATCAGCACTACCTCCTGTGCCTGGACCCGGTGCAGGGCTGGGCCTCACATCACCAACGGACTCGTCCGTGGACGGTGAGCCGCCGATCTGATTTCGAGATCCAAGTACGTATTGATTCAAGAAATCCATAAACCCGTCCATGCCAAGGCCGGTTTGTACACTTCCGCCGTCAGCCATGCGAACAGGCGCTTGCTGCTGCATCGCAGCGTTCATGATCCGTGGACCGGAGGCCAAGATTCCTTGTGGCATACGCGCCATGCCGCGACGTTGCTGCGGGTTCATGAACATCCGACGATCAAGCGGCCTTCGCATCATTGTCCTGCTCCTGCCGCTGCGGTCGGGCTATTGAAGAATCCGCCGTACAAGCCTGCGCCAAGCAGGCCGATCCCTTGAGACAAGAGACTTGGCGGCGGTGTGTAGGTTTGCGTGGTCTGTTGTTGCAGCGCCGGAACGCCACGGAAGATGTCGCCCAAGAAGCCAAGCTGCTGGAACGGAAGCTGCTGCTGTGCCAGTGCATTAGCCTGTGCAACATTCAAGCCTTGCTGTGCTTGCTGCTGTTGCAGTCCGCCGATGCCAAGCAGTGTGTTGATGTCCTGCCCCGCCATCTGCTGGCCCTGCATGCCAAGTTGTGAGATGCCGCCAGCAAGACCCTGTGCAAGACCACCAGTAAGCTGTGCCTGACGAAGCTGCTGCGTTGCTGCGTCTTGCGCCAGCTTCGAGGCTTGCGAGAACCCGGCACTGCGAAGGCGCTCACCTGTACGAGCCTGCTGCTCTAATGTGTTGCGGCCAATCTCACCTTGAAGAACTGCCGCGCGGCTACCACCAAACGCCCCAGAGCCTACGGCCTGTGCATTTGCCTGCTGCTCTTGAATCCGTCCTTGGCGACCGATGTCGTCCTGTGCCCGCTGGACTACGTCGTCAAGAAACGGGTCCATGTACTCTTGATATGCAGTGGGGGACATGCCCGCACCAGCAGCAAGCTGCTGTGCCTGACCAAGACCAGAGGTCAGAGCCTCCTTCGATTCTGTAAGAAACGGCTGGAATGAACCAACACCACCAAGTGCATTTGCGATTGCCTTCTGTTGTCCTTCGGACAGACCAGCAAGCTGCTGCTGGACAAACGGCATGGACAAGCCCTTGCCGCCTTCATCCACCGGTTTGAAAAGGTTCTGCGCCGAGGTCAGAAGGTCGGCAATATACTGCTCCTGAAACTCGGGCAGTCTCGTCGTCACTGATTGGGTTGCTACTGACATTACGCTTGGGCCTCCAGTTCGGCCATCATATCATACATTCTGGCAGCGCCGATATCTCTATCTCCGCCACCGGCTCCACGGACAGCCGCTGCTGTCATTACGAACTCACCGTCGGATAGGCGGGCGGGCACGGAATCAGATGTGCCGGTCCCTGGTCCGGTGACCTCCCCACCATGATACATTGACGCGATGCCGCCATCTGCGGCCTTGACGATGTAGTCTTCTGGATTCGGCGCAGTCTGTATTTCTTTTCGATACTGCTTCAACTGATCGGAGTTGTTCAACTGCACAATACTGCCGTCACGCAGCCGACTTGTCATGGCAAAGTCCTTGCCAACAGGCTCGGGGCGTTCCTCAAAACTGTATTCTTGCCGCTGGCCCAACCCCCCTGCCAGAGCCAATGCGCCAACACCAAGACCCAGCTTCTGTGCAGTAGACATGTTACTGAAGAAACTGCCGATGCCGGCCATTGAGCCACCACCGAACCCAAAGCCAATCATTGCCGGAATGGCAATGGGGGCAATCTTGCCGATGCTTTTTGTAATATTTCTAAACAGTCCCATCAGGTCACCACTTTTACAGTGCCGCTATCATTATACAGAGCACCAGTTTCTAGTCCAGACGCACTCGTCGGCAGGTTAGTCAACGTAATCTTCGTGCCGCGTAACTCGCCGGGGTTG